TTCCCAATTAAGCCCAAAAATTCATTAGCGTTTATGCGTACACCCTCACGGAACTTTATACTGAAAGAATATACTCTAGGCCCTCCTCTCCCATCGAGTGATGGTTTTTCGCCGTCCTGCTCCGAGGCACCATTTCCCTTGAGCCCAACGCCCTCCGGTGCTTGTAAAAGTTCATAGTATCCGTTTCTACGCCCTTGCGTTATCCTCAGCCTATCTTCCGCTCCAAGGCCAAGGCACCGGCTGGATGCGTGGCTGTCCAAATCCGGCTCTGCTGGCACGGTCTTAAACTCCCACCGCTCAGAGCCGTCATACTCCGCTCTCTCAAGCCACCAATCGTCACCGGCCACAATCAGGTCTCCGGGTATTTCTGCAATGCCGTATCCATTGTCGTACTCAAAGTTTGCTTGTTTTGCAAAGTCGTCCCAGCTGCACTTCGCATTGGCAGACTCTCTGCCAACCCATCGCACATCCGCAGGGGTTTTGCCGTTTTCTTTGAGAATATTCAAGGTTTCATTCAAAAGATTCACACTATCCCCTCCATTTCCCGATCTTATAGTCGTACTCTTTCAGGCAATCATACCGCTCCCGGAACGGGAAGAACGTCTCACCGTTTCCATTATACGCTTCCATGAGAGCCTTGTCCAGCTGTTCTTGATACCAATCCGCTTCATCGTTTGGCAGAAACGCCGGGCGGAAATACTTCATGATCTCGTTCACACGCTTGAGAACCTTAAGGATTCTTGCGCCGCTGAATGTGTCCTTGCCCATGGTCCCCGGGTCTCGCAAGGCCAGGGAGATATAGTCGCACATCTGCTGTGTTCCGAGTTCCCAACCATCGTTGAAGCACTGCCGCTGAACAGCCTCCTGCTTGGCAAGATACGCATTTTGTTTTGCCATATGCTTTTCCTTTCTTTTCTTAGTAAATCCCTGTATAGATATACACAATACACACAAGATATAAGATTATATTTAATATATACTATACAGGGATAAAGCTATAATATTAAATTCCGTCTCCTATTTTTCGTTTTCTTTCTCCTTTCGGTGCAATCCTTCCCAGGCGGGCAAGGCCGCTTTTCCCCGCGGACGAATATGTAATTACAGCATCGGCTGCCCTCGTAGTATCCGAAGAAATACCAGCACCCGACACAGTACTTCCTGCTATCCTTGTATTCCATATTGCCCCTAGAGAACAGGCAGGCTCCCAATCCCGCCGAGCATCCCGGTTTCTTGGCATACCCTAAGCAGTTTTGTCTGCGCCGTCATCCGGATTTCAGCCGGTGCCCGTTCCGCTGCCGTGTGCAAGACGGAAATACACTCAATCCCCTTTCCCTTGTCCACAGACAGCACATAGGACGTCGCAGATGCCGCAGAAGCGAACCACTCCGGAACGTTTCCGTGTGCGTATTTTGCAAACATCCTCTGGAGAATCTTTTCCGGGTCAGATTCTTCCTGCTCGATGGTGGTTATCTCCCATTCCCCGGACTTGGCGACCTCTTTCACTGTTTCGGTCAATTTTTTTGCAAGCATCTCGCGTGCAGTCTTCATAAGCAACGCATCATCAAATTTGAAATCCTGTTCTGCCATTATTCATGTACCTCCAATTCCTTATTTTTTCTGTCACGGTATCTCCTTTGAGCGGCTCTCTGGGCGTGGGCTTTCTGGCATTCTAAGCTGCAATAGATTTTCTGCTTGATTTTTCCCTGCGTGAATTCCTTCCCGCACTGTGGGCAGATTTTGGAAATGCCCTGCGGGGCTTCCACTTCCTCCGTATCAGCCTGAATCGGCGGGCGGTATCCGTGCATTGCCATGTACTTCCCGTAGCTCGTCCCGGCCTCCTGGGCGGCTATGGAGCACAGGGTGAGATAGTCCGGTTTCTTGCTCATGGTTCTCGCTCCTTTATTTCCCGCCACAGCTCGATGACTCCCTCGGCGATCATAAGAATCCCCCATGTCATCCCCGTGGCAATAAGCACGCAGAAAAGCAGGAACACAATCACAGCGAACACAGTTGCGATAACTTCAGCCATTCTCTACTCCCCCTTTCTTCTTGGCAATCCGTTTTTCTCCGCTTCTTTCGCGGAGCGATAAAGTGCCAGCTGTCCATGCTTCTGTTCCTCCCGTGGCAGTTTGATTTCTGCCCCATCGCGCATGTCATCGCTATCCATCGGATAGCTTACAAACCTCGGCCCGTTGCGTGTATTCATCACGCCGTTCAGGAAGCCGCCGATCATACCATCGGGAATATCAAGTGTGATTTTCATTTTTTGTTCTCCTTTTGGGTTTGCAAGGTTATCAAGGTAATACCTCCTTCGGCAATTCTGGAAGCGGCATCCAGTGGGTGATTTCAACATCGTCATCCACCTGATCTGTTTCGTTCACGCCGTACTCTGCAAGCAAATCTTCGCAAACACACGACCACCAATACCAAGCCTCCCTGTAATAGACAGCAGTCGCTTTTTGCGGAACGTCCTTCATGTACCGGTAGTACGGCGCTGGGTTGTGATTTACCCACACCACATTTACAGGCTCAAGTTCCTCCGGCAACCTCTCGCTGCACGGAATCCACCTTTGCCGTTCCAACGCCTCCATGCCCATCCGGCAAGCCTCATTCACGGGGTCTATACTTTCGTAATGCTCCCGGTGTTCCGGGTTCAGAATTTCAATTGCTCGGTCAATTTTCATGATCATCCTCCAATTCCATTTTTGCGCCGCAATGGCAATATGGATTATTCTCTGGCTTGTTAAAGCAGCCAAATGTCTCAATGCGGCCACACACGGAGCATTCGTATTCCCCACAAGCTGCCATTCTGCGAACAAGTCGCCATTCCCCATGCCGCACCGGCTCCACATCGGCGGCGGGAATCGCTTCAAGTTTATCCAACATTTCCTGCAACATATCGTACTCATCTGCATCGGCTGCAAACTTTCTGCCCCATAATCCAGCTGGGCATAGCTTCTTTTGCTCACCTTCGATTACCACACTCGCCGCCTCCCGGCTGATGTAATCACTCATTTCAATTCCTCCACATAGCACCAACTCTGGGGCGGGCGTTTAATTGTCCGGCCATCACATTCCATTTTGGTGTAGTTGTAATAAGGGCATTCCCCACACCCAACCTCAATTTTACATAGCCCCTTGAACGCGCTCAGCGGTTTCGGCGTATCGTAGATTTGCAACTTGGAAATGTGCCAGCCGTACATTGCCTCCCTTCCGAACGCATAATACCGAAATTCTTTCTCTGTCAGACATGCAGATTTCAAATCCTCGTCGGCAATCTCCCACCAACTATCACCGCAGTCGTAATCCATTCCGATTTCCGGGTGCGGGCAGTAATCGTAGTTGTACGTTGCTATGTTGTCACATGTGAACTCTCCGGCAACATGGCCGTTGAAAACATCCCAGATTCTGTCTGCTTCTGCTCTGCCATACCCCGAAAGACGGGTAAACTCCGTACACCAATCACCCCGGAAAACATCGCCCCACACAAGGAACGGCCTTGTGTTTGTGCAGTATATATAGCACTTGAAAGGCGTTTCCAAATATGGTTTTGTCTTGCGAACCTCGATTGTCTTCCGCCCGTTGGCAATCTTCTCCACCCACTCCGGGCGGATGCTGATAAGTACAGCTTTAGCCATTGTCAGCCCTCCGGTTCCAGACCTTAATTGCTTCATATTTGTTTTTGAAATACCCAGTCCATGGATTTACAGGGCACGATGTGGTATCATTGACGCACTCGACAAACCACATTTTTCCTGACCGCTGCACCTGACCAGAGGTGCCGCAAAACGGGCAGGGCTTCAATTTGACTTCGTCCATGGTTCATCCCTCCGGTTCTATGTTCCCTGGCATTTCGACTATTCTCCAGTCCTCTTGTCTTTTCTGCTCTGCCAAAATCTGTACTAGCGGTTCCTTTTCGGCGCATAGAGCGTACTGTTTCCACCTATGCCCCTGAAACGTGCGGTTCTTGGTCATCTCCTCCCGGGGTATAAACAGCTGCTTGTATTCAAGCGCAAACATTGTTATCTCCTTCCCGCCCGGGTTGCCCCGGGCTTGTGTTATCCCCACTGTTCCGCCATAGGTAGACAAACTGTATGATTTGTAACTTTTCTCGCCCACTCGATAAATTCCCTTTGATCCATATTGTTTTTGGCTCTGTTGCATATTTTGCAGCACGGAACAACATTATCAATGAAGTATCCTCTTGAACTGTCGGTACGGTCTATTCCATTGTGGTCATATCCCTCTTTGCAATTTTTCGTTACTTTGTGATTACTATTTATTGTTCCACAGTAAAAACACGGCTGCTGAATGAGGCGCTCGACATCTTCGTAAGATAATCCCCATGCAAGCCCTCTGTCTCTCGCGTGACGCTTATATTGGAGTATGATATGGTTAATAACTCCTCGATTATTTGGCAGCCTGCTTTGCTTTGGCAGGCATCCACAAGATTTTGTGTTTCCACTTTTAAGATTGTGCCCAAGTACAGAAACCTCGTTCCCGCAATCGCACTTGCAAAGCCACCTTCTTTCAGTCGTCCCACAAGGCTTTTTATGTACGCCGTCCTGTCTCAAAATCACAAGTTTCCCAAACCTATCTCCAACTTGAAATGCCATCCGTGAACTCATCTCTTATGTCACCTCCGTACTGTTCGGCCATAGCTTTTGCAATCCCGGGGAATGTTTTGCTTCGCTCTTTTGCGTGATTGCTACCCAACCACCATATCCTGGCTCTTTCTTTTTCGGGGAGCGTCATCATGTACTCATGCACATTGTCCGTTTCCTGTAACAGCGGAAGATTTTTAAGCCACAAGGCCGTCTTTTTCTGCTCAGGATGACCGAATTGCCATGGATTGATGATTTGATCGGGTTTGCGATAGAGCGAACTCATAACACAAATCGGATTTTCTATTGCGATTTTTTCAACATCCGCTTCTGCGAACTTCAAGAAAAAAGCGGCGGCTTCATATTTCAAACTGAGAGGTTTAACCCCTTCCTTAAACCATCTTGCACCTGACACCGACAAGTGGGTACACGGCGGGTGTGCAATCAGCAAATCCCACCGACCCACACTATGCACCTGTCCGTCCATGGTGACGATTGTGCCGCCCTTGATGGCTTCCAGAGCGTCACCCAAAATGTGCCATTCAGGATGCCCGCCGGACGGCTCCTGAATATCGCAGGAATAGGCTTCATGCCCCCGCGCCCGGAATGCCTTGCACACGGTTTGCGATTCCTCGCAGGCTATCAGAACTTTCATTTCCCATTTCCTTTCTGTTTTCCTTTATTCCCCCGAGGGGCTTTCCCCCACCTGGGCGGGGTGCAATTCCGCTTCACCGGCTTGAAACAGCCGTACATTTTCGCCTTGCTCATGCTCAAAAACAATCCCCTCTCTCACCAAGTCCGGGTGTTCGTACCGGAAAAATTGGCGTTGTTTTTTGTGGTTCCCAATTGATTTCATGATGTTTTTATTCCAGTTCTCGATGAAATACGTTTCCCATGCCTTGCAGCCGTCCCCGTTGGTGGGGCAATCGTCCCGCGTGCAGTTCCTGCAAAAGGGGCTTTCCGAATCGATGTACTGGCCGGGGCGTTCCTTTTCCCCGCCTACTTCGTTTTTCATACTCCACCGCCTTCCGGTAGCTTTTCAAATTCCATCTTCCCGGCCATCTCGGCGATAAAGCTCTTTACCGCTCCGGGGAGCTTCTGGTAATCGTCCTCCCGCTTCTGGCACACTTGGAACGATCTCTGGAAATTCGATGCAACCACGGACTGCACCGTTTCTGCGTCCATAAGCGCCCATTCCTTGAGCTGGGCTGGGCTTCCCACCGTCCGCTGTACCGCCGGAGGCAGCTTCCGAAACTCGTCATCAGCGCCGTATACGCTGTTTCTCAGCGCACCGGCAACCAACCCCCATGCCTCCATCTGCGTCATCTGCTGGGGCGACTGCATCCGATGGAGCATATCTTTCAGCTTCCCGATGGTTGGCATAAAGCCGCCGGTGTCCGTGGCTATGTACGCTTTTGCAGCGGCGGCAACGGCCTCAAATGGCTCCTCGGAGAACATATCCGCCCAAAGATTGACTTTCACGTTTGCCGCCTCTTTGGACATCCCCCGGAAAGAATCGGGATAATTTGCCTGTAAAAGCGTGAGAATCTGGTACGCTTCCTGTTTATCCATTCCCAAATTCCTCCCTGTACATCTCCGCCAGACGGTCAACGCCGCTGGTATAGCCGCCCGGCTTCTGGTTTGCCGCAGGTCTAGCCGAATTCTGCTCCCTGGAGAGCCAGGAGTTGACAAAGCGCATGATCCCGGCTTTTGTTTTCCTGTTTTTGGGATTTGCCAGAAGCCAGCCACGCATACTCCGCAACTGCTGAGCTACATCCACGGCGGGATACAGGCCGGACAACTCGGCAACCATCTCCACGGAAATCTCAAAATCCGTGCCGTCAACCAGCGGAAGCACCGCCGCAGGCGGGGGGCTGCTCGGCAGCTCGCCGCAAACCTCCGAAGGAGGTATATTATCCTTTGCCTTTTCCTTTGTCTTTGTCTTTTCCTTTTCCTTTGTCTTGGTATCATTCGTACACGGTTGTTCGCCGTCGTATACGTCCGTATTCCATCGTTTTCGGATGTTATCGGAGTTTTTCTTACACCGGCTGTCGTATGTTGCCTTATCTCGGTCTATCTGTGCTTTCAAAGTTGGAAATACGAATCTTTCATTACCACGGAGTTGCGGTGCTTCGCCCGTCTTGCTGTATATTAGGCAAGCCGTGAAAAGCCTCCCCCTCTCCGTGTCATTCAGTTCCTCCATACTGTCCAGATAACTGTGATAAGCGCAGAAATATTCAATCGCCATTATCTAATCCTCTTTAATGATGGAGTACCGCGCGAAGCACGTCCGCTCCCCGTACCGGTTCTTTCCGGTGACGGTTTCGCTCTTAATGGGTACGCCCTGCGCTTTCAAATCCCAAATTCTAGCACCCAGCCGGTAACAGCCGTACTCGGTAACGGCCTCGGCTTGGGTGATACTCCCATAGTCTTGCAAATGCCGCAGGATACGCTCACACTGTGTCACGGGGTGCCTCCTCTCCGGTGAGGCGAACCGCCACGCATGGGCGGGTGCCGTACCTCTTGCAGACTGTGGCGTCTGTGATAGCTGCATCATCCTTGTAGGCGATACCGTTCAGGGCATCACACACAATCTTTCCTATGTTGTCCCAGTCGGGTTTCACCATGGGAAGAATCCGATTGTCAATCGCTTCGGCCTGCTTGCGCTTGCTCCACGAATGGGGAACGGGGTAGATTGCCGCAATGTCGACCCGGATAGTGCCGGTGAACTTTGCCCCGTGGGCTTCGCACTGGTATGCCCACGCCACCAGCTTTTCATAGTCCTTCGTTTTCTTTGGGGTGTATGTCGCACCGTTCTGGGTAAAGCGGGGGCGCTCCTTCCCTTGCGGAACGCCGGGAATCGTAAATTCAATCGTCACGTTTTCGCTCCTTCCTTTGGAGTTGGCGGTTTCACCTCCCACCGCCAAGGGGAAAATGCAAACTGTACTGTCAATCTTTTTAAGTAAAGATTGATTTTTCCGGCCTAGAACGGCAAGGCGGGGTCGTCTTCGGTGATCTCCTGATATCCCCAGGGCCTCTGCTGACTGTATCCGTTGCCCCGGTTCGTCTGCTGTGGGGCGCTGGGCTGCCCGTATCCGGCGTTTTGTGCCGTTCCGGTATTAGCTGCCTCCTGCGAGTTGCGCTTGCTGGAAAGCAGCTCAACGTTTGTGGTCACTATCTCAAACGTCCGGCGCTTGTTCCCGTTCTTGTCCGTCCAGTCCCTGGCTTGCAGCGCTCCGGAAACGGCTACGATGTCGCCCTTATGGCCGTACTGCGTCAGGTACTCAGCCCCCTGCCGCCACGTGACGAAGTCCAGAAAATCGGTGACGTCTTTCGCCATCGGCCGCTTGACGGCAAGGCTGTAGGAGCAAACCGCCGTTCCCTCCTGGGTTCTTCTCAGCTCCGGGTCGGCGGTGAGCCGCCCGACAAATTGACAATTATTCATGTGTTCTCCTTCCTGTAAATCAGATCGTTTTCGTTCCAGCCGGGATAAATGCCCATCAGGTACTCCCGGAAATACGCCCTCATTTCCATTCTCGCCGTGGTTTGATCGTACCGACTGTGACATCTGGGGCAGAGGGTAAGCCCGTTCTGGGCAATGCCAAGCCCTCCCTGCGCCCGGGATATGTAGTGGGCGTTGCTCCATGCCAGAGGGGCAGGGGCGGGAGCGCCGCAGAATACGCAGCACGTCCAGCCGTCAATGCTGTCCCGCTGGGCAATCGCCATTTTCTCGTCCCGGGTGAAGTCCCTCGCTTTGGTGTCCTTCCTCAACGCCATTCCTCCTTGAGCAGTTCCAGCTTGTCCGGGGGCAGGGTTTCAATGTCCAGCGCCTTGCAGTCCTGTATCAGATTGTCGATCAGCCGCGCCATCTGTTTGGTGTCGTAGGTGCTGGAACCGTGGTATGCCGCCAGGTTCCGGCACCCAGGCACCTGAGACGCGCCCAGGCTGTCCACCAGCCATCCAAGGCCGTTTTTCTGCCAGCTCCGTGTGAACCGCTCCACATCCTGCTCCCGGACGCACATGGGCGTGTAATTGTCTCCCACGCCCCGAATGGCGTTCCGGTATACCTCTACCGGGGGAATCCCCATAGCGGCGGCAAGCTTGTGAATCAGCACCCAGGCATAGGCGTTTGCGTCCAGGCTCCGCTTTTCCCGATGCTCCTTTAGGGATAAGTCGTAGGGCGCGTCCTTCATCTTCCGGATAAAGGCCATCGCCTTGCCCAGCTCGGAACGGGAAGGCTTTACCATCAGCCAGCCGCCCTCAAGCTTTGCCTCGGTGAATGTAAGCTCCGTCATGCTTGCTGCCACACAAACGCCCGAAGGTTCTTTGTGTCATTGCGGATTGCAAGGCCGGTGATCCGCCCGGTCTTTTCGTCATAGGCGATTTTCTCAACGCTGAACTTATCGTAGCAGTTGAACCTGGTCTTTCCGTTGAAGGACGATGCCTTGATCTCCGCCTTGTTGTTGGGAATCCATACAAACGGGGACGTATACAGTTCTCTTCCGATACCCCAGCGGAACCCGGCACGCTTGAAGGCGTCGCTTGCCTCGCCTTTTTTCTGGTTGCCTTCCTCGTCCTCGCGGCTTTCGATACCGCAGTCCCATTTCCATTGAATACCGCCGTTCTCCTGGATAATCCCGATACCGGCGTAGAGATTGCCCTTGATCTCCTTGTAGTCGTTCGTCCAGTTGCCCGCGCCTACCGTCTCGTCCAGCAAGTCCATATCCGTCCTTGCCGTCTTGTACAGCAGACACACCAGACCATTTTCCTTGACCTGCTTGACCTTGACCTCAATCTCGTCAGCGGTCAGAAACCGAAACATTCTTGCCATCGTCTTCCTCCTTAAATTCCAGCGGGCATTCATACCCAACTGTCGCTCTTGTATCCAGCAGATACTCCCCGGTCAACCGGCACTGCTTCCGGGCGTATGTTTCCATACACGGGCAGAGGTCACAGCACACATGCCCCTCCGGGAAATAAATGCTTGCCGTGGCTTTCTCGTACCACAGGCAGCTTTTTTTATCCGCCATAATCCACCTCAATCATAGGAAATCTCCCGCCATTCCTCCCGGCTGTCCATGCAGAGGTCGCAAATGGCATCGTCCCGGATTTTCCAGTATTTGTGCCCCACGGTTCTTCCGCAGCAGATGCACACCGGCCTTTTCTCGTCCGTTGCCTGGGAATCGTACAGATAATCGTAATCCGGATTCACACCAACATCATCCATTGACTTTCCTTTCTCCATTTGATATACTGTAAATGGAAGAGTTTTTATATCGCTTGCCGTCCCCGGTGCTGTAACATCGGGGCCGGCTTTTTCTATCAAAGAACAACCACGACGTGCCCGCTCTGAATTTCGGATTCCAGCGCCTTTTCCAAGTATTTCTTTACCGTATTCCGGGCGGAAAGCTTCCACATGCCACCGTCGGCTTCAATGAAAGAAATGTTTCTTTCGTTGATACGAATGAGAAATTGAGATTCCGGCTGCTCAACCTCCTGGAACGTGCGGTAAGGCCGTAACTTGATAATGGGTCGGATGGACGCATTGGATTGAAGGTCGATGCCCTTCTTGGTGACAACGCTGGTAGCAACGCCATTGTCGTTGTACGTGACTTTGCTCCCGGTGGTGATATCGGATAGCAGTTTCAAGGCATACTCCGTATCCGCCGTGGGCTGGAATCTTGTGCGCAGAGCGATCAATGCCTCTTCAAACGGCAAGGATACCTTCTCATTCCAGCCGGGAACATCGGTCGCATTTGCAGTATACGGGTACTCGCGGTTGTTACGCAGCTCCGCAGATGGATGGGTGAAGCACTTTACCGTTTTGTGATCGGGAATCGTGATATAAACGGTGCTGTACCTCTGTACCGCCTCCGTTTTTACAAACGCTACCATGGCGTCGAGGCTGGAAAGCTGGATATTATCTACAATTTCCAGATCAGGCTTCACCTCGGCATAGCTACCTTCTGCGTCCGCAATGAAATCATGGTTTCCGGACGTGAACAGGTGCGGCGCACATAGTTCCTGAATTTTTTCGATTGCTTCTTTCAACATTGTTTTTCCTCCTATCAGGCCATTTTGATTATTTTCAGAGACGCGGGGGCTTCCTGCTCTTCTCCGTCCATGGACATCTGCCCCGGAACCTGGGGCACCATTTCGACAACCTGGCACTCTCCAGTGCTGTCATCCCCAGCAACCCAAAGGGTTGTTCTCGCGGGCGTAGTAGGCGCAAGTGCTGATTTTACCGCAACGCTGACACCGATGTTCTGCCGATCATCGTCCGGTGTAAACTCGATTGTGAGCGTCAGCTTTCGTTTTTGCGTCGGTTTGGTGTTTGGGTCAAGGATATTATCAATGACTTTCGCCATCTCCAAATCCACGCGCTCCTGAAACGCGCCCCTTGCCATCTGCAAAATTGATTTTGGATCGTACATTAGAAATCCTCCTGTTTTTAAGATGTGTATCCTTTATCGCCCTCGGATGCACCGTCCGATACCGGCACCCATCAGGATAGCGCACACCCACATTGCGGGAACTGCCGCCTTGTCTGCCAGCAAATCGGCTTGCTGCCACCAGAAAAGCACCAGATTCAGCCCCGCATAGGGGCAAACGCGGAAAACACATTCCCTGATATTGAACGGCTTCCGGTTCTCCGGCACCGGCTCCCACCGGGCATCCATGGGTTTGCTTCTGCTTGCCATATCCTCACCCCCTGACCTTATGGTTCTTGTGGACTACATCGAAAAGCTCTACGTTCTCATCGTCAAACGCCTTGCTTTCCTCCGTTTCCATGCCCAAGGATTCCCGCAGATGCTCATTTTCCCGGCGCAACCGGCGGTTCATCTCCGCCATGGTGCGAAGCTGGGTCGTTTCGTTGGGTGTCATTTGGCGTTCTCCTTGTAGGGGCGAACCTCACTCGGATGAAGTATTTGTATGAAGCCGCTCTTGTCAACCAAGCGGAAACATCCGTCGTCCTGCTGGATATTTACCAGCGTAACAATGTCACCGAGGCCGAAACCGTGGTCAAACTTACCGCCCTTTACCGTGACAACGAACTTGTCCCCGATCTTCGGCTTGCTCTCCTTTGGCTTGTCCTCCTTGCGCTTCTTCTCAAAAAGCCGCTCAACGGCGACCCTTGCGCCCTCCGCTCTGCTGTAGGTATCCTTCGGATTGCACCGGGCTTCTGCGGTCTTCACGTCCCGCCCGCCCCGTTTCAGCGTGGCCGTGGTAATCATCCCGTCAAAGCGGAGTTCCACGGTGCAGGGTTCCCGCTCAGGCTCCACAAGGCCAGCGATCATGTCTTCGTACCAGAACCAATGCCCAAGAAAATCGTCGCGATCCTCCTCTATGTAATAGTAAACTCCGTTATCGTTGATTCCGGATTTTATGATCGTCGCGGTCTTTCCCAGATACTTGTCCATATCAGGGTTCCAGTCCTTCTGCGGCCTCTTGCTCACAATCCGCACCTTATCCCCAACTTTGTATTTCGCCATAAATAACTCCTTTCAAAAGTTCGGCGATCTGCCGTATGTCTCGCGGTAAATCCGCTCGTAGATGTCCGGCTGCTCTTTCATGAATGCTCTGACCCGTTTTCCAAGCTCCCGGATCGCGTTTGACCGAAGCAGCTCTGCTCGTACAGCTTGCAAATCTGCTCCGCTCTGGCCAGAAACTCGTCCGTCTTCGGTGTCATGCACCGAACTGCCAGCGCGTCGCACAGGGATGTCGCGGAGATGATGAAGCCCTCGTTCCGAAGCTGCTGAATCAGCCAGTTGTTCCGAAGATTGTAGGTGTTCAGCGTCTGCCGGATATACTTTGCCAGTTTCTCCCGCTCCCCGTAAGACTGCGGGAGGTTCAGTTTTGCCATCCATTTGTCCCTCCTCCTTAAGTAAAAAAATGTTTGTTTGGTTGACTGCGGCGGAAAGGTTCGCTATAATGCCCATAGCCCGTTGCGGCAAATAAAGAGTGAGGAGGTACTTTATGTCCAACAAACTTTTGTTACCGCCAGTACCGAACCACGAAGGTGGCGTGATGCGTTAGGGCGAGGGGCAGAACCGAAACTGCCAAAGTGAAACGGTGCGTCAAGGACGCAGGTTTGGTCTGCTGTTGAAAGTAAAGCGGGAATCTAGGGTTTCTCGCCGTTTAGGAATACGGGCTTCCAACGCAGCGCATTTCGGCAAATAAATTTGGGGAAAATTCACTCGTGACCAAACCACGGGTGAATTTTTCTTTCCGCCGCAGTCAATTTCTTTGAACATTTTTTCCACAAAAGACTTGAAAATCTGAGTAGCGCATGGTATACTGAATTTGCCGAAACAATAAACCATCCGCTACTCGCCGGAGTTTGAATTTCCGAAAACTCGGATTTCATACCCCGTGATTTTCTGCACCCTTTTTGGAATCGGTGTTCATGACGTTAGTATAGTTCAAAAGGTTCAGTTTGTCAATACGAAAAGTACAATTCGTTCATTTTTGCCGATATGCACAATTACAGGAGGCGTTTTTAGGAGATGTTTTACAATTACTTTGTCGAGCTTTGCAATAGGGCGAAGATAAGCCCTTCAAAAGCTGCGCAACAAATTGGGCTTTCAAAGTCTTCTGTGTCTGGCTGGAAAAACGGCTCAGTACCGAGGGATTCACAAATCATGAGAATAGCAGATTTCTTTGGAATACCTGTATCTGACATCTACAACGTAGTCAATTCGCAAAGAGCAGCTATTTTTAATAGGACTGAGTTTGAGAAATATACTATGAATAGGGAAGAAAAAGCCCTGGAAACAGAAAAAGCCCCGATGCCTATCGACATCGGGGAGGAAAATATTCTTCGGATGTACCGCTCTTTATCTACAGAGGAAAAGGGGGCATTGTACGCCTATGCTCTCTCCCTAAAAGACAAACAGAACGGAGGTAAATAGCATGAAATTAGATTATGACGGATTTATGTTGTATGCGTCTATGCACAACGAGGATGTTCTAAAGGACATTTTGAAATTCACAAGTGAATCTTGGAACGATAGGATCACTCTTTCACAGGATGACATTTCTCTGATTGTGAAGATTTCTCTTGCTTCAACAAAGGCACTTCTTCGTCAGTACCACGAATGAGCAAATTCGCAGACCTGACACCCTCCTTGATAGCCTCAATGATTTCTTCCATAGAAACTACAGGTTTGCTCATATTTTACGCCTCCAAAGATGGTTTTTCGTTGGTTTCATCACTTATTATACCACAATCTGCGGTTTTATCAAGTGGTGGCCGTTTGGACAGCAGATCAGAAAAGAAGCACAGAAGCCTCCGTTTGTTTTCATCTGTTAATGTCCGGTAAACGCTGATAAAGCCCTTTTCGTCCGCTGTCATTTCTACCGCTCCTTTACTTTTTATCATTCTCGAACGCATGTTCGGCTTGCGTGCTAGTTATAACATACTATCTGTCCAATAAAACGGACTAATTAGGGGTTTTCAAAAAATTTTTTGAATTGCCCCGCCACCCGTGCCACAAGGTGACGGGGCTCGCCGCCGGAATGGTGTGTCCCTTACCTTTGGCTAGTATGATAATACTGTTCAGCCGGTGGTGACGTAAAGGTGCATCCGGGTAATTCAGTCGTTTTCGGCGTAATTCGTAGGATTTTTTCGGAAAGGGCGAGCAGAAAATGGAAAAACGGAAAATAATACAACAAATATCGACAATTTGTGATAATCTGCCCACAAAGATGAAATGGGCAAAGGAGGAACAGCACAAAACCAATCAGCAGATTATTGACAGCACGGGGCTAAGTGAATCCATGGTTAAAAAGTTCTTCTCCGGCCACCTGACGGGTCCAAGTATCTATGATGTGACCGCCATCGCCATTGACCTTGGTCTGTCCCTGGATGAGCTGATGGAGCTGTCCCCGCCGAAGCAAGACCAGAGCGCGGAAATCGAACGGCTGAAAACCGAAATTTCACACAAGGAAGAACTTATCTCGGAAAAAGATAACGCCATCTCCCGGCTGGAAGAGCGCAGCCACATGATGGATAAAGAAATATCCGCCGTCCGGGATAACTGGAAGCATGTGACTTATGGAGCCGCAGGGCTTGCGGTTCTGTTCGGCATCTTCCTTATGGTATATGTCTTTCTGGATATGCAAAATCCGAATCTTGGCCTGTTCCAGTCCGGCCACGCCGCGCCGATCGTTTATGTCGCGGCCTTTTCCATTATCGAAACATGCCTGTATATCGTCCGAACTGTGACAAAGCGAAACGCAAAAAGGAGGAACCGCGATGCAAACAATACCAATTGATCTATCGGCTCTTACACCGGAGGAAAGACAGCAGTTTGCGGATAACCCCTCCGTTCTTTCCTCGGACTGCGAGGCGGTCTGCTGTTTGTATATGCGCTACAGTTCCGACCGGCAGACAGAGCAGTCCATCGAAGGGCAGCTCCGGGAGCTGATAGCCTATTGCAAGCACCACAGCTACCGGGTCGCCGCCATTTATGTTGACCGGGCGATTTCCGCCCACGCAAGCATGGACAAGCGGCCAGCGTTCCAGCAGATGCTTTCTGACAGCGCCAGATCGTCATGGAAAACCGTTTTGGTTTACAAGCTGGACAGATTTGCCCGGAACAGGGAAGACAGCGCCATTGCCCGCATGCGGCTCCGTAAGAACGGCTGCAACGTGGAATCCGCGAAAGAGGGCATTTCCAAGAACCCGGAGGGCGTGATTCTGGAAGCCCTGCTGGAAGGCATGGCAGAGTATTATTCTTTGGAGCTGTCCCAGAAGGTACGTCGCGGCATGAGCGAAACAGCCAGAAAAGGGAACAGTACAGGCGGAACTACACCGCTAGGATACACTGTCGTGGATAAGCGCCTGCAAATCGACCCAATTACTTCCCATTTGGTGGAGGAAGCATTTCGCCGGTATGCAGACGGCGATACCGTGGCCGCGATCTGCGACGATTTCAACGCCCGTGGATACCGGACAACGCGGGGAACGAAATTCAACAAGTCCAGTTTCAAGAACGTGTTCCGGAACGAGAAATATATTGGGGTTTACAAGTTTGACGATGTTCGCACAGACAACGCCGTCCCAAGAATTATATCCGATGAGCTTTGGCGGGCTGTACAATCAAGACTGAAAACCAGCGAGCAAGCCCCAGCCAGAGGAAAGGCGAAGGTGCCGTATCTTTTGTCGGGGAAAATTTTCTGTGGTCACTGCGGCGCTCCCATGGTGGGAGAGTGCGGCAGGGGAAAAGGCGGGAAGACGTACAATTATTATTCCTGCGCCAATAGAAAGAAGACCCGCTTATGCGACAAAAAACCAGTCCCGAAGGACTGGCTGGAAGATGTGGTAGCTCAGGACGCTCTTGACGTACTGACAGACGAAATTATCGAATTTGTGGCAGAAGTAGCCGCCCAGCAGTCAGAGGAAGACATTCAGAAGAATACACAGATTCCGGTCATACGAAAAAAGATTTCTGAAATTGAAATTAAAATCCGCAACCTGACGAAAGCGCTTGAATGCGCTCCCGTTGCGCCGGACGCTATTGTGGAAAGACTTGCCGAATTGGAAGCCCAGAAAAAGGGGCTGTCTACCCAGCTATCCGATGAAGAGCGTGGCGTGATTCCGCTCACAAAGGAATCTGTAGTGGTTTATCTGAAAGCGGTAAGAGAAAAGGCGGTTCCGCTGGAAACCCAGAAAGCCATGCTTATTGAAATGCTTGTAAATTCCGTCACCGTTTACGATGACGAACCGGGATTCCTGAAATTTGTGACCGCCTACCGGCTGACGCAGATCCCATCAAAGACATATCGCGTTCCTACTCCGGCAGCATCCTCGTGTTCGGATATAGGGCGTGTTGGGTCACCATTGGACGCAAATCCGAACACAATTACCGTTGTGGGAATGGTTTTCATCCAAACCAAAAGACACGCCCTGCCTTGATTGGTAGGGCGTGTTGCTTTATTTTTTGTACATAGCCTGCACCACTCCGACGTTCTCCGCCCGTTCAATATCCCGCTTGTGCAGATACTCATAGACGGCCATCATGGCCGCAGGCGGCTCGCCCTTCTGCTTGCGGTATTCCTCAATGTGGGAAACAACGGCCTTGTGCAGGGCGTTCATGTGGTTCATTTCCTCCCCGCTCAGCCTGTAAAACAGGTCTGCCAGCTCCGGGTCGTCGTGCTTGTATTCCACGGCCAGCTCTGCGTAGGTGTGCGCGTCCTCCAGCTCGTCCTCAATATGCTCCATCAGCAGTTTGATTTCCTTCATAGCTTACGCCTCCTTTATGTATCTCAGAAGTTTGTCAACCTCTGCCCGGTCAAAGGACAGCTTGCCGACAAACGGGATGTCAAATTCCAGCGGTTTCCGAATCTGCGGGGCGAATGCGTTGTAAAGCGCGTCTTCGTCGATGTTTCCGTCCTCCAACACGCTCAGCATTTTGACGGCGGGAATGCTTTCCAGCCTTTCAAAAATCTGCGGCGTTCTCTTGGCGTACAGGGCTACCACCCCGGCAACAACGACGGCTTTCATTTCCGGAAAGTGGGGAAGAACCTCCTGCTCCACATACCGAAGCGCCCCGTTTACAAAACGTTCTTTTGAAACCATAGTTACCTCCGATTATTGTCGGGGCGGCGATTGCCGCCCCGTTTGGATTAGCCAGCAGCGGCAGCAGTGGGCGCAGTCCAGCTGTTCTTTGCGGGCATGGGTTCAGGGCACACATTCCCAATGGGAATCACAGTCTTGGTCAGCCCGGACAGGGTGTTCAGGGTGTTCTGCATACAGCTGAGGTTTGCAGTGATCTGGGCATTGACAACCGCCTGAGCGGAAATCTGCCCTTCAACGCCACGCAGACGGCCATCCAGATACTGGTACATGTCCAGTATCTTCTGGTCAGTGTAGGTGTTGGCGTCTCGCAGCTTGATATCGGACTTGAGCGCCGCGATCTCAGCCGCCTGTCCTGCTTCATACCGGTTCACAACGTGGTCACCCTCGGAGCAGTTGCCGCCGAAAATGCCACCGTTCGCCATGCCCAGCAGGGTGGAAATGCCGCCGATGTAGCCGCCGATACCGCCCACGCGGTCAGCAGCAGTGAAATTTAGAGACATATAGAAGTCCTCCTTCAAAATATTAGGAGGTGGCCACCTTCTATCTATAGAATAACAAAAAAATCGGTAGGGAAACTCTCGTTTCCCTACCGACTTACAATCACATATCCTTCAAAAAGCTATCAGAAGTCTATGTTTTTCGGGAGTATGTAGCTATACTCCTGCACACTGTTATAGGAGTTTTTCAACTTCCTAATGTACCTATCTAATGTGGCAAGGGACATGCCGTAAGCGTGGCACTGCTGTACACGGCTCCATCCGGCGGCTCGGGTGCGGATGATCTTTTCCTCCAACGGCGTGAGAATCGCCAGAGAACAGAACTCATCCAGAATCACCCGATTCCACGGGACTTTATCCACTTATCACATCAGTCCTCCTTTGGGGAACTGTAGGTTCTTGCCTGTTTGCTGTCAGAGATACCGGCGGTGGTAGGATCATTAACCACGCCCAGAATCACCAGCAGGGCAAACACAGCGTTCACCACGGCCAGCAGCTTATCGCCGATTTCGCCCAAGTCCAGCGTAAAGCCGAACAGGGCGGCCACCGTTTGTACCAGCAGAAGCAGCGCGGGAATCGCGGCCAGCCAGAAGTTCTTGTTCTTGATACGTACAACCCAGTTAATCATTTTGTTTCCTCCTTAAAGCGTAATGCCCTCGATCTCAGCCCGGATTTTCAGGCAACGGATGTAATTCCCCATGTGCTTCTTCTGCTCCTTCAGAAGATCGAGCGAGCAGTTGGGGGTGAACGGCAACGTTCCAGCCTCGTACTTCACGGTCATTGCGTCCAGTTTGTCGTACCGGATTTTTACCTGCTGGTACTCGGCCTTAAAGCGCTCCTTATAGTCAGCGCTTGTCATGCCCTCGATGGTGTCTTTCAGTTCGTACATTTTGTTTCCTCCTTAAATTTTAGCCCAGCCCAAGCCGGGCAAGAATAAACCCTACAACAGCGGCCACAACGATGTAGATGACCTTTTCCACAACGCCCTTCCACCGCTTGCCGGGTTCGGCTTTCAGCTCCTGCACGTCCGTGCAGAGGCCGTCAACCTTCTCCCCGGTAACTTCCACCTTCTCCGCCATGACGGCAACAGACGTTGCCAGCGTGTTCACCGCTTCCGTGTGCTTCTCCAGAGCGTCCAGACGGTGGGAGTTGGATTTGCTCCGCTGTTCTACCGCAGAAAGCCGCCCAGCGATTTCCGTTTCTTCCATTGGCATACTCCTTTCTCAGCCGTTCCACCGAGCATATCCGGGACGGGTATCTACATGAATACCCCAGCTGTACAGCCCAATTCCTCCAGTGTGCCCCAGAACTTCCTCCGCTACGGCTTTCATCTTCGCCGGACTTGCGGTACTGTGCAGATCAGCGGCAAGCCCAAACAGATGCTGAGAATTGGACACACCACCAACCTCCGCGTTGTGCGCCACGCACCGCACGCCGGAACCACCGCCGTCCACAATGGAAATCGGGATGCCCAGCCGGTGCCGGATTTCATCCACAGCACGCACCATGGATTCTTGCGGCTCTACCGGGAACCCACCGCACCTGCCGCAGGGGCACCGAAATTCCTCCCGGGTAAAATACCGGATATCGTCCCAGAACGTCCCGGTTTTCGGTTCGTCGCTGCTCTCCGGCTTCTCTACCTTTACCGCCGTCCCGGCAATCGCACCGATCAGCATTTTCTGAGTAGCCGCCCCCGGAATCCCGTCCACGGTAAGCCCATAGTCGGCCTGAAACGCCCGAATCGCCCCTTGGGTATTCCTGCCGTCAGCTCCATCGATTGCGCCGGGAGAATAGCCCAGGTAGGTCAACAGACATTGAATTTGTTTGATGGTCATTTGATCACCACCCCGTACTTCGCCAGAATGGCAATGATGTCGTCGGTGAGGACTTTTTTCAGCTGACCGGGGGGCAGCTTGGCGATGCTTGCGGCGATGGTGCGCATATCCTGCTCCCCGTCCTCGGCGGCGCGGATTTCCACCAGCCGCTTTTTGGCTCCGTTACTCCACTTCTTCATCCGGCTTCACCTCCAAAATGGTCAGGGCGTTCTGCATGTCCGCGCCTTCGGCCTTCATTTCCGCGATTTTCGCAAGGATTCTCTGCTTCCGTTCTTCGATGGTCATGCGTTCACCCCCAGAGCGGTTTCGATTTCGGATAATGCGGCTTCGTACTCGGCATTCTGAGCAGCGAGAGCCTGATACTGCTCCCGCTCATACTCCCGCTGAGCGGTGTCCAACTCTGCCCACGGCTTCCATGGGGCGATCATCTCACCGGTGAACACCACGCCGTCGGCGCGTGTCCACGTCTGACCCGCCGGTACGTAGCGATAACCTTCGATATAGGTGGGGCATTTACCATCAAAAGCGGCGGTTTCTACAGGTGTGTACATGCCGTCGGGGTTTGTGGTATGGCACTTGAAATCGGAATCAATGTAAATCACTACTTCTCCCCCCAAACTTCGCTTATTGTCATCGTTGTTTTGGCATAGCCCCTAGTGGTTATCCACACTCCAACGCATCCGGCGTTCATGGATGATACGTCCACAGAGAACAACCCTGTTTTTGTTATGCTCAGCGAAACCGGGAAACTCGGGGTCTGTTTGTTTGGAAACTCGGACGCGACGCAGAGCTGGAAGGAGAACGCATTGCCGCCGCTCGATGTTGCCCCTATTCCTGTTATTCGGAATTTCAGTGTCGAAATTTCGGACAGGTCTATCACAGAGTTTGTAAAGACATGCCCATATCCAACAGAGCCGCCGAAAACCTCGGTAGATATCTGCATACTACTTTCGTTAAAGGTGACAACCTTTGAAAAGTCTTCGTGACCCCACACGGGCGAAGACCACCCGCCGGACACTGCATCGCAGGTATCTCCGTCCTTGTACAGCCATAAAAAATAGCTAAGCGCAACGCTCACACTCTGGCCATCCGTGGTGATAGTTGCGGCCTTGCTGTCGGTCTCCGTCCCACTTGTGGAGGTCACCGTCCACGTCCCGGCGTTCGGTACGATGCAAGCCCATGTACCGCTGGTGTCAGGGGCGGATAGAGTCGTTGTGCCGTCAGAGCAAGTGCAGGTTGAACCGGCGGGATAGGTGATGTTGATGGTGGCTGCAAAAAATGCAATCATGGTGGAATAATCGGTTGTGACCACAACATTCTTTTGGGCAGTCTTGCCGTCACTGGTGATGGTAACAGTCCACGTCCCGCTTGCAAGTCCCTTGAAGACCACCACACCGCTTGTTCCGGAGTTCTTGGTCTTCGTCTTGCCGTCCTTGGAAACAGTCACAGTGACGTTCGCCGGGGCTGTGACGGTAAGGGTGCCGCCTGTGCCGCCGCTGGAACCGAATCCATATAAAGGCACTGCAATGCTCATACGTACACCTCCACCGTAATCGGAATGTTCACCGTGGGCTTGTCCTCAAGGCAGGTAAACGTCAGCGTACTGCCTGACCGGGAAGCGAAGCTCACCATACCGCACGCCTCTTTCAGCGCGACATTGGTGGCCGTGTTACTCCCGTACACTGGATAGGCCATCGCGCGCTTTGTATCCGTCAGACCGGAGACCGTAACAGACTGGGTATACGGGGCGCTGGCAGACCAACCGGCAGCGGTTAACGTTGCAGTCTTTGCAATCGTTTCGGCATTACTTGACGCCGTATCTACGTACCCCTTGGTCGCGGCATCAGCGCTGTCCGTGGGCGCACCTAATGCTTTAATTTTATGGGAGTTCATGACAATATTCCCGGTCATTAAACCGCCAGCATTAGGCAACGCCCCAACATCTTCAGCTTCTAGCTCAACGTTGCCAGTGGAGTTAGGCTCTTTGCCGCACACTTTGGATACAGCTCCAGTGCCATCCAAGCCCATGCGGGAGACGGAGTAGGCATAAATCGGGTTTCCGGAATTGAACGTCATTGCAACTCGCGTCCACAGGTAAGCGCCCTGTGCTACCGTGGGAATGCTGCCTTGCCAGTTTCCGGACGGTATAACATTCCCGGATGTGCTGGCTTGATATGTTACGGACTGGCTGGTCAACAGCGCCGGGTTCCCGATGTCGCCCTTTTCGCCCTTGATCTCAAACCACTGGTACTGCGTCCAATCCGTTGGAGCAGTTGCGGAATTGCCGCTGTATACGCCCATCCAGTTGTCAGGGAGAACACCGAAGCTGTGAGAAGCCGCCGTTGGCTTCTGAGACGCGTACCGAATCCAGACGTATGCGTTGTCACCCTTATCGCCCTTTGCGCCGTTCGTGACGGTAAACGTGCTGCTGGTGCTGTCGTTGTAGGTGATGCGGTATGTATCCACAAGGCCGCTTGTGGATACTTTGGCAATGGTTGAAATGCCCTTGCCGTTGGACACGTTGAAATCAAAGGTAGTCGTATCGGCAAGCGTAATGCGGTATGTATCCGTCAGGCCGCTTGTGGACTGCTTCACGATGCTGCTGATACCGCCGTGGCCGTCAGCTGCGGCGGTAAGCCAGTTCAGCAGAATTTGTCCCGTCAGCTTCTTTGCCGCGCTGTCCTGCTCCAGGACGAAAAGGTCAGCGGCTTTTATCTGTTCCGCTGCAATCAGCTCGGATATTGCTTTATCTGCCACGCTTCTTTACCCCCTTATTCCATGTATCAATGCGCTCCCTTTGCTCTTTTGTGAAAAGGTCACTACTACCGATGTATACGGTTCGCCCGCACACGGGGCATTCCATATCCACGATGTGTCCATCTTCATCTGTGTGCATGATCGGGATTTCCCCGCAGCATCTATTAACAACCACTTCCGCCATTGGGTACCTCCTGCTCAGTCTCCTTGTCAGGGGCAGGAGGCGCAGACAGCGCCTGCACCACCTCTTCGACGGCCTGCACACTGCCCAGCATCCTGTCCCAGTTTTCCCGTCCTGCGACCTGAACGCCCTCGAGGGTATTCAGGACTGCCCTAAGCTTCATTACAGGGTTCATTTTTACTCCTTTCCCAGCACGACGCGAACAGCGCCGGTTTCCGGTACGATAGCGATTATCTTCGTATATTGGGCGGCGTACTGCCCTTCCCACCACATTTGCACCGTCTCAGCGGGATTTGCAAATACCGTGGCAATCGTCGCCAGGGATTCCCCGAGAATACGGATGTTTATCTGTCCCGCCTGGGGGAAAGGGTTGAAATAGTCGCAGTTGAATTCTTTTCCTGTTGCGGTTTTCAGTTTTTCCATACTTAAGCCCTCACTAATACAGTTTGTGATAATCCGTTTCCGTCCGTGATTGTTCGCCAAGCTACCTCGTAGTCTTTGAAATAGAAGCTCGATGCAAACAGTACGGCCGCATCAACGTAGCTTGCGGTATTCCACCCATTGAACACACCATTTGCAAAATCCGCATACCCAAGCGAGGTATTGATACCTCCGCTGGTGTAAGCCGTTGATATGGTGTTGTAGCCGATTTCCGAGCCGTAGACACTGTGACTGGCAAGTCCAGACCCGTCAAGGTACCCATCGTCGCCGCCATAGTCAATTCTTCCAGCACTGACGCTTCCCCGGAAATATCCATTCTCAGCGTACAGATTCCCGGTCGGCGTAATTTGCACGCCGTTAGCCTCAGAGCCGCACTGAATGCCGTTTACGCCGATGTAAATACCCCGGCTGTTGGTGCCGTTCCAGACCTGATTGTTATAGCTCAGGTAGTCGGATTGGATATCAAAGCCGCCGATTTTGCCACTAAGGGCGGTGATCTTCCCCCGAACTTCTGCGCCGGATTTGGTGACTTTGAACACCGTGGTATTGTTGGCCTTGACCGTCCAGGAATCATTAAGCAGCTCCCAGCCGAAGGACGAGCTGCTGCCGCCGGTTTTGGTCACCCGCGCGGAAATCTGGTCACTCTGAATGTCCAGCCGCGAGGTGAGTTCATCCCCCTGTTCGATACGGGCAGAGACTTCGGCGGAAATCTGGTCGGCCTGAATTTTCAGTTGCGCCCTGGTTTCTATAAACTGGCGTTCTACTTTACGTGTTTCGTGGGATTTATAGGGAGCGGATTCGTCGATTTCCTCAGAGCCGGGGGCGGAAACATCCGCGCGTATCATTTTTCCGTAGGACTTCGACACGCTGTAGATGCCGCCATGGGTTCCTTTAACCTGAACCGCGTCTCCAATCTCCGCCGCCGGGTCTAAGATTGCGCCTGTAGCCGTATACGTCTGGTAGGAATAGCCGTTGATTCTGGCCAACATATCGTTTGCCATTTTCTGAGTTCCGAAAGGGTTTTCGGAGATCAGTTCCTTGCCGCTGTCTGTACCCGCCGTATACTCCACGCCGTCAGCAACCTTCAACGTGACGCGGCTGTACGCGCTGAGTGGGTCTGATATTTTCAGGCTGTCGGCGGCAGACCCGATGATGAACTTATCAAACAAGGATTCTGGCACCTCCAAACGTGATCGCTCTGTTATCGCTTCCGCCAACAATCAGATAGCTGGTTTCCTTCGGAAGCCCCGTGAGCGTGACCAGCATCAATTCTCCGGTGGCCGTCATAGCCCAGGAGCCGGTGTACATTGCGCCGATGTAGCCAATGACCTCGCGGCAGCTGTACCCGGCAGGGTACGGGATTTCGTAACCAGAGGTGACGATTTGATATACCCGGCTATCCAGCGAGATGCCGACTGCATCGGAAATCTCTTTCAGAACTTCAATGTCACTTGCAGGCCAGTTAAGGGAGGATTCTGCCGGATAGTCTTCTTCCAGAAGAAGCATTCCGTCGTATCCGTGGAGCGTTAGTTTTGTCCGGTCGCCGATTTCTCCTTCGCTCCGTTTGTCAATGTAATACTTTCCTTGGGGTAGCCATTCAGAGGCGGCATTCTCATTTGCAGCTCTGATATATGGCCGAAGAAGCGCACGTTTTGGGATATCACCATAGGGATGAATCATTTCAACGTTGATCTCACCGGCGCAGGTTTTTCCAACGTCAGGAGAATCGGAAAGAAGCGGTTGCTTCTGCTCCATGGATATCAGCAGTTCTTCACCGTAGCCGGTTTCGGCGCCACCGCTATCTACCAGAATGCGCACTCCGCCGAACGTGATTGCGCTTCCGCTTTTGTCAATTAGCTTTCCGGTATCACCGATGCAGAGGCGGTTTTCAAACCAGTGGTTGCCAGCTACAATGTCCCGGTATTCCTGTGATACGTTCTGCATAAGTGCCCGTCACCTCTCAATCAGTGGAAAGGTAATGCCGCTCCACCAATCGTCTTCCGGCTTCTCTATCAGGAAAGATGCAGGGTTATTGTTGGAGTACATGGTCACATTGTTGCGGTACCCGCTCATAGGGTCGTAGTAGTCCACGGTCACATATTCCGGGAGAATGGTATGCAACACGGTCATAGCTTCCTCAGCCGTTAGCGGGCGGCAGGTGATGTCCAGACGGATTTTGGTTGTCACCCGGCCACGCTGCATTGTTCCGTCCATTGTGCGCCCGGAATTGGGGGCGTCAATGTCGTTGCGCTGCCACTTTACGCCCTGTTTGGCGATGAACGGCATGAAGTCCACGCCGTTTATCTTGAGCATCATCTTCATGCCGTTTTCACTCCTTTCGCTTATCCATACATTCTTGCGTTCCTGCGCTGGGCATTCCGGACAGCCCGGTCAAAGTCATATCCGCCGCCACCTCCGTTGTCCTGATTGCGCATTTCTGCAATAATCTGCTGAGCGACAGCATAAATAGCGGTAACAACATCATCATTGGCTTCCCGAACGCCGTAGGTGATACCATCAACGATCTGGTCATTGTTGGCAACCGTTGTCCGTCTGCCAATAGAGCCAACCATTTCTGCCCCGGCTTCGCGGGCTATAAAGAGTTGGCCTTGGTCTACGAAACCACCGTCGGCATAGCGCGGAATGGAAACTGTGGGAATCGCCGAGATACCGCCCGTATATCCGATGGTGCGCATAAGCGCATTTACAGCAGATATAATGGTATTTGTTGCGTAGACAATGGAGTTAAGCCCGATCGTCATGTTACCTAACACGTTGTTCCAATAACCGGCAAAGGAAACACTCACGCTTGACCAGAGGCTTGTCCATCCATTTAAAAACCGATTGGCGAACGTATTCTGGGCTGCCAGAATATCGTTGAACGCCGCTGTAAGCTTGGGCGTTTCCACAACCATTCCCACAGAGAATCCCGTAACCAGTTTTGAACCAGCATCTTTCAGGTTTGTAAAGATTCCAGTAGAAAGCTCGATGGTTCCCGCGTCACCGGTCAGTTGCTTCATCGTGGTCATAAATGTGATATAATCGGTCAGAAGCGTTACCGCCGTCTCTAACTCCCCGTTCGCAGTGGTAAGCTTTTCATTTAAAACGGAGGCATCACTTGCTACGGCTCCGACCTTATCCGCAAAATCACGAATTGGATTTCCTGCGAAAAGTTTCCTAAACCCACCGACAATGCTGTCCCAAGTGATGCTACCCATGCTATCGGTGTAATTGGAGATTTCAGACGCCAAACTGGTCATGAATACCGTGAAATCATGTGTGTCGGATGTAAGCTGCGGAAGCGTACCATTCAGGTCTCGCATAGATGGAGCCAAATTGTCATTAAGCTCGTCTGCAACCGCGACAAGGCTTTCCGTAAAAAGTATGAACGCGCCTGCCAGCTCAACGAGGATTGCTGTCCCAAGCCCGATAGCCAACGGGAGAAGCCCTGCCGTTCCAACCGTTGCTGCTCCGAGCGCGGCTGTAACAACGCCGATTCCGACAAGCAATCCGGTTCCGATACCTATTGCGGTGGCGATATCCTCACCATTATTCAAAACGGGTTCCCACGCCTTGCCGATTTCGTCCAGCCCTTTTCCGACGCCCCAAATTTCTGCAAGGAACAGGGCGGTCGCAACTCCTAGTTCCAGAAGAATAGCTGTTCCTATGCCGACATTCAAAGCTACCGTTGCTCCTGCAGTGCCAAGGGCATAGCACGCGACGCCAATAGCGGCCATAAGTATGGTTCCGACGCCAACAGCGATGGCGACCGTTCCAGCATTGTCAATGACCGGTTGCCACGCTTCGCCGACCTTGCTCAGTTCCCAGCCAAGAACCGCGATCGCGCCAACGAAGATGATTGCGCCAGCGGCGACTTCGGCAAGAATCCCAACGCCAAGACCGATGTTTTTTGCAAGGCTGAGCATTTTGGGGCTTAGATTTCCGCCGATTGCATCGCCGAGGTTCCCTGCCGCCTCTGCCGTCTGAGATACAGATTTCGCGGCGCTTCCGGCATTGGATATGCCTTTGAGCTTGGAGAAAAGGTCAAGAGCAGTGGCAATGCCACCCATGATTTGGATTGCGCCGATCAAAAGCGTTGCTTTATCAACGCCGCTCCAATCGCCCTTTTTAATTGCTTCCCAGTTGGCAGCAATTTCTGTTATGACGGAGGAAAGCCCTTGAATAGCCATTGCCCAGCCTGAAACATCCAAGCGCCCAGCAAGAACGCCAATTCCAATCGTTATATTGGTAAGCCCTCTAATTGCGGTGTTCGCGTTCTCCCAGTTTGTTCCATTATCCGCAATATCCTTTATTGCACTGGCATATTCTCCTACTCCCTGAACAAGTTTTAGCGCACCGCCGAGTTTATACTTTCCTCCAATGACTGCGATGTCGCCGACCATTCCCGCAAACTCGCTTATAAGTTTTGAAACGTTGGAGAAGTTTGCTCCATTCTCCTGAATGTCTTTCAGGGATTTCATAAACTCGTTAAGGTCGGCGATAAGACCGATTCCGCCAAGCGTGAGAGAGCCAACCTTAGAGATGTTTTTGAAAAAGCCGGAAAGGGTATCTACACCGCGTATAAGCGATTCGGATATCTTCCACGCTAAAAATATCGCGGCGATGCCCTCCGCAATTTCTCCGATTTCTTTCAGGTGGCTTGTAATCCAGTCAACGAACGGCTGTAGCTTCTTTTTCCAGGCATCAATCTTTTTCGTTACGGCATTTTCCAGGAAGTCATATCCAGGAGTGGGGAAGTCCAGACCTCCACCGCCGTCTCCTGCACCGCCTCCACCTACGCCATTGCTCTGGTCGGGGAGAACATTCAGTTCGTCAAACCCGGCGAGGTAGCGTTTTAGCTCCTTGGCAGACCCAGCGGCACTGTCCATGTTGTCGGCAATGTCTCCGCTTCCGGACGCTGCGTTCCCAAACGAAGACCCCCATTCAGGGTCTTGAATCGTCACATCAAACAGGGCGGCAATGGCCGCTATGATTTCCTGCAAGGCGCTTGCCACGGCAATAGCAATTGGCAAAACCTTCGTCAGAATCGGAATAAAGATGTTTCCCACGGCACGTGCGGCTTGTTCCAGCTCCGCCCGTAGTACCCGCAGCATGTTTGCCGGATTTTCCAGCGTCCGCGCCATATCACCTTGCACCTGCGTTACCTGCGTCATCATGGCGTAGTACCGCAGCTGGGATTTCTCCGCCTGCGTCATGCTGGAAACGCTCTTGTCAATTCCAAGATTCAAGCGTTCCTGCTCCAACCGGGCAACAGACAGGTCGTAGCCCAGCCGCCGCAGAGGTTCGAGTTCTCCGGAAATACCGGACTGAACCTTCTGCATTGCCGATTCAAAATCGATATTATAGAAGGAGGCAAGGTCATAGCCCAACTGCGTCAGGTTCTTGGCCATGAACGCTGCCTTGTCACCAGCCACACCGAAACCTGCGATAATGGTGTTAAAGACGCCCTGATTCCGCATCCATTCAGCGGGGTCAATGCCCATTACATCAGAAACCTTCTGGGCGTAGTTATAGGCTTCCTCGGCGTACTTCCCCATTGAAACGGTGAACAGATTCAAATCCTCCGTATACTGGGACGATTTTGCAATTGCGATACCCAGGAGCTTTGCCGCCGCCCGGTATATGGCCACAAAGCTGATTGCTTTGAGCGCACTGTTCCAAGCATTTGTGCTTGTGGTTGCCCGCCTTACCGTACCGTTGTACTGCTCCGTCGATGTAATCAGCCTTTGAATTCTGCTTGGAAATGCCGAAAACCCGGAGGAAACCCTGTTCATTTCATCCGCAAATGGCTTCATGGCCGAAGCCAAGTCTTTCATCTGCTGAGTGAACTTATCAATATCCGCTTTCTCAAGCTCCTGGATGACCTCTGGCAGCTTTTTCAGCTGGTTGATGAAGGAAGTCATATTAGACCGGCCAAGCTCGGACAGAGGCTGCAATCCGGATGCCAGATTCCGCAGTTTTTCTCCGGGGGTGTCCGGCAGATTGGTGATTGCCTGATTGATGGCCCCCAGCTGGTTTCCGATGGACGCGGAAATTTTCAGGCTATCCGTCTGGCCTTTCAGATTGCTCAGGGAGCTGCTGATTCGGTTCATCTTGTTCGCAAAATCGCCGGTATTCATGTTGTTCACGGCATTCTTGATCTGCGAAATTCCTGCTGCAACTTTGGAGAGGGCAGTTGTGGAACCGCTGATCGACGTTTTTAGCTCTGTCAACTTTTTTGCCAGAACCTCCACCCCTGCGGATGCCGCGGCACTGTCATTCACAATCTGAAACTCAATGCCCTGCATTTCCACATTGTCAGCCATTCCCTTCACCGCCCTTCTTCTCAAATTTCTTGTTGATGGATACCATAAACATCTCCATCATGGCTTTCGCCTTTTTGTCGCTCTTTTCCTGCTGGGTCAGCTGCTTTTCTCCACTATCCGCCGCTTTCCGCTGCCCAGTGTGCAGCTCAAAGGGCTGCTCCCGGTATGGAATGGGCTTCGGCGGCTTCTTGCTGAAACTGAACCGCAGAACCGGGGCGGCATCCAGAAGGGCTTCATAGTAATAAGCCCCTTGCATCCACATATCCTGATTCTTCAAGTCCCGTTTGATCTTGTCAGCTTCCCGGTAGGCTTTCACCAGTTCCACGTCCTGATTCCAGAACTGGTCATAGGTCATGCCGATTGCAAGATAGTACGGGAATAACTTCTTGAAGATATTTGTGTAAGCGTAAGAGGGGGTAGGGGTCTCCCCACCCCCTCCGTTTTCGGAAAGAAGTTCGCTTACTCTACTGCTTCCCAGCCGGGGTTTCCCTCGTTTTCCTCTTCATCATCGGAAAGCAGGGTGTACACGGCCTCGGAGTACATTTCCGTCAGCACCTTCACAAGGCCGGACTTGTTACTCAGACCGTCGTAAATCTTGTTGATGGTAGCAACCTTGGTGTTGGGGTGATTTGCCGCAAAAGCGCCGCTGAACAGCATGGGGATCATGGTAGCGGGCTTGTCGCCAAGCTCATTGATGGAGAACCCGATCTTCTCCATAGCAGAAACCGTGGAGCGGGTGAACTCCAAACTGTACTTCTTGCCGTTGTAGGGAATGCAGATTTTCTTAGCCATCGCTAATCCTCCTTAAAAATGTGTGGTCTGTGTTTTGGCTCAGGTTGCGTCGTCCAGCTCAATGGGCGTGGACGGGGCAATGGAAATGTTCAGGTCTACAACCTCGTTGACGCCGCCACCGGTGGCGTAGGCGGTCAGCTGACCGTCAAACTTGAACTTGCCGTCGCTGCCGGTGGGGGTCAGGGTACCGCCAGCCTCGTCGCCACCGAACCATACGGCGTAGCTCTCGGTCTTTCCAGCCAGCGCTTGCAGCGCTTTGTAGTCAGCCAGAGTGTAGTTCGCGGTGAACGCCAGCGCGTCCAGAGACTGGATACCGGCGATGTAGGTCTGCATCTTGTCAGACAGGGTAGTGGTTTCCAGCATCTCCGGATCGCCGCCCAGATCAGGGAATTCCTTGATGTCAATGAGCTTTTCGTAGGTGTTGCCGGTGGTTCCCTTTTTCATCAGGAAAACTTTATACGTGCTTATGGCCATGTTTAATCATCCTTTCGTTGTAATAAAAAACGGGCTGCCTCCTGTGAAGCAGCCCTTCGGCTCTCTTTCCGCCCTTGCGGAAAGGTAAAGCATATTTACCTGCGGTAAATTGTTCCGCCGTCCGTCTCCGCCCGATACCGGGCTACCAGACGGTAAATCGTCCCGTTTTCCATATTCGGAACAGGGGACAACGAAATTCGCGTGAAATTCCGTTTGTAGAGCATTTCGTCTATAACGCCCATGATCTCCCGGCAGGCGCTTTTCTTGCTTCCTGCCTTGTCGGAGTACACATTCACCTCGTACATCAGCGTGGAAAACTTTTCCCGGTCGCTGCTGTCCAGTCTGTTCGCGGACATATAATTGTCCTGCTCTACGATGCTTACATAGGGGAATTTTGGAGGAGCGTTCACATATTCTCCGGATACCGAAATGCCCTTGAAGCGCTTTCGCAGAGCCTCGGCAATGGGGGTATAGATCAGCTTTTCAATATCAATCAAGCCCTGAACACCTCCATAACGATTCTCGGAAGCTCCTGCTCAATCGCTTTTCTCGCCTCATACATGGGCATTGCAGGAGGATTTCCGTATGTGTGGCCGCCGCCCTTGTCTTTGGGCAGATACCAGCCTTTGGGGTCGTCCCAATGACCTTTCCCGTCCGGGTAGGTGCCAGCCCCCATGCCAAACTCCGACGCTTCCGGGTGCCCGGTTCCGTAGGTGATACCGGCTCCAAATTCAATGAAAAGGACGGATTCCCCATCGGCCTTTACGGCGTAACCATTCGGGATTGCCACGACGGACACGGTTGCATCCCTCATCCCGGTGTAAACAGCCCGTGAGAACCGAATGGAAGCCACAGAAGCACCCAGCATTGCCAGCCTTTCGGCCAGTTCCTTTGCCTTGTCCTTCTGCCAGCGTTTGTATTCCTTCAATTCGTCCTGAATCTTCTGAATGCCGGAAACCGACAGCGGAATCACGATTTTCTTGTAGCTCACGACACGCTCACCTTCGTAACGGCGATAGACACTGAGTTCAGAGACTTTGCCACCCGTCTGACCATGTAGTCATACAGGGGCTTCCCGTCCTCGTCATACACAGGCTCCTTGTCCAGAAACAGCACGGTATTCTCGTCAACAGGGCAGGTCATGTCATCCGTAACGATGACCTTGTCATACCCGGCAAGATTGCCGAACTGCTCCACCTGAGAAGCCCCGGTCGCAGCGGATACGTTGGCGCGGAAGGAAACGGCAGGTTTGTACACAACAGTTTCCTCGCCGGTTTCGTTGCCGTCTTCGTCGGTGGCAGGCACTTTCCGGTCATACAGCAGATACCAGAAGCTTTGCTTGTTTCGCTCCATGATTCTCATACTGTCACCTCACAGAACCCCGGCCATGGGGACGATCTGTCGCATCATGGATTCCGGAACGTCCCCGTTCTCGTAGGAACGGGAAATGCCGTTCTCGCTGTGAGACAGCTCCCCCTCGCCGCCCCGCTTGTTCAGAAGATACGTAGCAATCTCCACCTGTAGATAGCTGTACTGCTCCGGAACCTCCTTAATAGAAGGGTCAAACGGGTATGCCCTGCGGCAAATCTTACTTGCCGCAATGCCAAGGTAGGCAGAAACCGTGCTTTCGTCGGTTTCATTCGCCATGGCTTTTACCAATGCGTTTTTCTCGGCTTCCTGCACGGTTTCTTACCTCCTTTCATTCTACGGGTTCTCCCGCCTTCTTGCGTGGTTTCTTGATAACGGGAATAGGATTATTCTCCGATAAACCAAACTTGGTGATAACTTCCTCGCGGGTGAGCGGTACGGGGTCGTTGAGGATATCAACGACTACCGTTCCCATCACCACAGAAGTGCTCTCCAGTTCGCGCCGGGTAATCACCTTGTCCTTTGCGGTAAAGCCCACGTTGCGAAAGTGGTCTCCCTCGCGCACATACACTTTCCCGTCAGAAACATAGAACATGGTGAACCTCCTTAGCCGTTGGTGATGATCTTTGCCAGAGCAATGGTCTTCGGGTCGGCCACGATAGACCAGTTGGCAGATGCCGCAAGCTGAGCGTCCGTGGGAGAAGCGGTGTAGCCGGAAGTGGGTTTGGTAAAGCTGAAACCGTTGGGGTGCATGGTTTCACGGATACGGGTCACCAGCGCGTCATAGCCGCCGCCCTTGAGCGCGTCACGGGTCAGTTCGGAAGGAACCTTCACGGGAGCTGGGGCGTACTGAATTGCGCCAAGGCCGAGGACGTAGGTGGTGTAGGTGGCCGCTTTCGCACTTTCTCCGCTGGTAGCGGCGGTGGAGGGGCAGCTGTCATCTACGACAACAGTCATGCCATTCACGGTGCCAATGCGGAGGGGACGCTCCACGCCGTTGGCGTCGGTGTATTTCAGGAAGTCCAGCAGCTTCAGGCCAGCCATATTGGTGGCGACCTTACTGTGCATGAACACCAGCCGGAAAGCGTCCTGATTGTCACCCACGGCCTTCTGAATCGCATCGCCAATGGTGGTCGCACCCATCTTGTTTGCATCCGCAACAGTGGTGGACGCGGAAGACAGGTCAGTGATGTGATTCGCCCAACCGGCAAACTCACCGCTGCCGGTCACGCCGAAGACCGCATTCAGGATTTTCAGCATGATGGACTGGCGCTGCTTCTGCCAATACTTGGACACCTGAGACACGATCTGCTGCATGGGGTCGGCACCGCTGTTGTAATCAACGATGAAGTCCTTCTCCTTCCAGCCGTGGGCGCGGCCAAACACGATACCATTCTGAGCGCTGCCTTCGGGGTCGGTCAGGGTGATGTCAGTTGCGCCATCGTAGTTCTCAGGAGTGCCGCCAATGACTTTGTAGAACGGCAGCGTATAAAAGTCAGATCCGTTGGAAATCAAGCCCGCCAGTTCTGCGTTCGGGGCGACAGCGCCGCTCTCAAACATCGCGGTCAGGGTGGGGTCTTTCGCATTTGCCCAGTTGTAGTTAAACAGCTCAGGGTCAAACGGAAAGCCAAGATAAGTAGCCATAATGTTTTACCTCCATAATCATTTCAAAATTGTTTTCCAGTCAGGATTGTTCTTGATAAACTCCATCTGGGATTTGGTGTCGAGTTTCAGGAAATCCGCCTTGGTCATTGCGCCGCCGGGGTTTCCATCCGCGCCTCTGGGCGTTCTTTTCAGCTTGTCCGCAATGACTTTTTGGGCGTATTTTTCCAAAAACGTCTGGTTGTTGGCAAAAACCGTAGCCATATCGCCGGATTCCATGGCCGCCGCAGTAGCGTCCGCAAGGGCTTCATCATAACCCTGAGCAACCAGCTTCGCTTTGTAACCGGCAACGGTTTTTTCCTTCCGCAGACCGGCCAGCTCCTTTTCCATGTTCTCCCACTTTTCGGCCTGCTCCTGTTGCTTCCTCTGCTCGTCAGTCAGAAGCGCGTTGTGCTTACGCTTCCATTCCGCAGCCTCGGAATTGGCCTTGGACAGCGCGTTTTTCTGCCTTTCCAGTTCTGCGGTGTTGTCCTCGTACTCAAAGCCCTCCAAAGCGGCAAGCTTCTGTTCCGGGGTCATGTCCGCATAACCTTCAATGAGATTTGTGTCGATTTTTGCCATAATTATTCCTCCTGCGTTTGGTGAGGCGGTTCCCTCCGCCGTGATCTCTGTTTTTTCGGGTTGTCTCCCGTCTGCGTTTTTGATAGAGCAGCTTCCCTGCTGCTGTTATGGAGGGCTGTACAGGCTTCGATCCTGTGGCCTGCGGATTAACAGTCCGCTGCTCTACCAACTGAGCTAACAACCCGTGTAACCCCGACTTACGGTGCCGGGGAACCGCTTTGCCCGTTTCCGGGTTTCGTCGCCGATAGGGAGGCCATCGGCGATATATATGGCGCGAGGCCGATTTGAACGGCCTTCTTTGGGGGGAGAGGTGAACCCCATTCGCTGTCTGCCGCGCCAAATTTTAGCCTTCTATTCTTCATGTACTCGGCTTTTGGCCGAGGAAATGTTTTTGTGGGACGGGGTAAGCTACTTTGAGCTATCGTGCGCTTATGTACACTTATCACACAATGCTGTTCCTTCTCCTTCGCTTTGGCTGCCTTGCGCATACGGCAGTTATCGGCGTGCTTGAATTGTCCAGCCCCCCGCTGGTTGCGGCAGAAAGAATCGAACTTCCATTACATGGGTCAAAACCATGTGCCTTACCTTTTGGCTATGCCGCAGTGTAAAAAAGAAGGGCTTCCAATACCATTTCTGGTATCAGAAGCCCTTCGGCTGTTCGCTGCTCCCTAGAGCAGTCACAAATTATACCATTTGGTGTGGCTCTTCCGCGAAAGGTGCGGCGCTCTTTGCCAAACAGTCAGTTAACCTTCTTGCGCCGAATCTCAATGACCACGATCTGGCCTTGTTCGACTTTGATTTCCGCCTGATTCCGGCGGTGGATGATTTCCTCAATCGCCCGAACCGCTTCCGCCGTCAGTTTGGTTCTTACTTTGGTTTCCGCTTCCATCGCCGTTCCCTCCGTTCTGCGCGGCAAGCTTCGCCGCTTTTTTCTCCTGTTCCGCCATGTAATCCATGCTCATTCGGTAGGCCAACTGTGGGTCGGAAAATAACCCGCAATGTGTAAATGCCAGTTCAGGGGCGATCTTATCGCAAGCAAGCATCTGGGTTAGAACCGTTGATTTCTGCGCGATATTCTCATAATTCCGCCGCGTGAACCGGATTTCCAGTGCCGAGAGTTTCAGGCTCAGATGTCCCATGTCCCGGCAGATACGCAGCACCAGCTTCAAAAATTCCTTTTCGGACTTCTTGAAAACCGGCTCTGTGGCCTTCGCCCTGGCTTCCGCAGCGGACCAGCCGTCCCGCATGATGACCGCCGACCCAGTATCGGAAGTGGAAGACCCGCCGTTCCGGTTTGGCATCCCGCAGATGGTCAACACGGTTTCGTACATACTGTCCATCAGCGTCTGAGTCTGGGCCTGGTTCAGTTCGGAGTTCAGGTAGGATATCTCCGCTTTCATAGTAGCGTCAATGTCCTTGAACTTGACGCCGCCCAGCTCCTTCAATGCCTGGAACTTCTCTTCATCGATATCCACATTGTGAAACAGGATCAGCGACTGAATGAATTGCTCCACGCCATCAATGCGGTTACTCTCCGTCATATTGATGGCATCCAGCAACGGGATGACGATTTCAAAGGCCCCAAGGCGGGCATTGTTTGCCGGGTACTCCACAATGGGGATGCCGAAAATCTGGTCCTCCACGTGGACCACGTTCCAGGTGTTCAAGACCTCAAAGTACTGGTTTTCCGTCCAGCAGGAGAATACCAGCGTACCGTCTTCTTTCTTGACATACCGTACGCCCATCATGGGCCTGTTCCCAAGGCCCACAGAGTACACCACAAAGGCGAATCTTGGGTCAAGGGTGAATATCTCAAAGGGTGCTTCATCCTCTTCTACATCCGCCAGAGCGTCCGGTAGGACCATTCGGTAGGAGGTTCCGCAGATGTGCATCCAGTCTACCAGCTCCTTGTCCTTGAATGGCTTGTCCTCCGACAGCATATAGTCATTCAGAGTCAGCACCTCGGAAGCAACGCTTTCCTCACCGCCCCGGCTCACATACTGGACCGGCTCGCCAACCAGATACCCGGTCTTGAAAGAAACGATCTCATTTGCTCGGTTCTCCACAACCATGTTGTTGATTTCCGGGCGGACTTCCTTTACACGGTTAAGGATTGGCTGCTCTCCCTTGTAATACCAGTACAGGTAATCAATCTCTGCCTGATTTTGCAGGTGCGTAAACAGTGCCTTTTGCAGCACGTCGATGATATTCCCCTCGTTTATATCCGTAACCTCGGTGTAAATCATCCGACGCCCGAATAACCGCCTGCTCTCCGTATTACGCACCCCCTTTTCCGGAAATCTATTTTCTCGTTTACCATTATACCACAGTAGCCGATGGTTGTCTACTTAATTCTCGTTCGTAAACCATCGGAGAATAAAAACACAAAGCGCATCGGGTGAAGTTACCTACACCCAACGCGCTCACATCCAATATTTACTTGTTATTTGCCGCTAATCGTGTCTGCGATCCCTTTAATCTGGCTGCAAACAGCAGCCAGAACGTCGCAGTACATCCCAACCCGCGCCTTACCAAGGGCAAGTTCCCCGGTTTCGGGGTCAGCCTCCATGTCAAGCATATCCAACAGCATTTCCGTTGTTGCAAGAGCCATGTGAGCATTCATCCAGATTTCGTTCATTTTTGCGGTTGTCATACGGTCTTGCCCTCCCCCAGAAACTTATTCAGGAAGAACGTCTGTCCTTTGCCGGTAACTTTCGGTGTCTTGCTCACAGAGGTATGTCCGTCACTGTGATTGATGACCGTTTCCTTGATACGGAAGAGCCCCTGCTCCATGCTGGCCTGCGTAGGCATGTTGTAATCCGTGCCGTTGCGCTTGATTAAGTACCCATTGTCCCGCATCCACCGGAACAGCCGTCTTTCGCCCATGTCCACACCATTCTGCCGCATGATCTTTGCCAACTCACCCACAAGAACCGTGCTACTGGAAGCGGCCACGCTGTCAGCGAACAGAACTTTGGGCGCATCTGCCGAAACCTTCGCTTCCAATGCCTTGCGCTTGTCCGTTTCAGCCTTTAAGGCAGTAGCTACCTTGAGCAGATAATCAGGATTCAGAATCGCCGCCTCCAGCGTTTCCGGGGTCATGTACGCTCCGTGCTTGCGGATGGAGGGAATGACTTCTTCGGCAATCTTCGCCTGGAATGCCTCGGCAACTTCATTCTTCGCTTTCATTGCAAGGCGGTAAAACACGCTTTCGGGGATGTATGAATCTTTCGCAACTTCCTGCGAAAAGCAAATCGCAGAAAGGTAACTGCGAACTGTATTCCAGCGTACATACTCAACGCCATTCTTGGTGTCCGTGAATCCAAGCCCACGGGCAACAGCTTCCAGATTCAGATATGCGGTTCCGTCCTTTTCGTAGCAGTTAATCCCGCTGATGGTCATAATTTCGTTATTCATAAAACCTCCATAAAATTTTACTTGATAGAGGTTCTCAACTGTGATAGAATAGATTTATCCAGTGGGAAACCTCTGGTGTTGCTTTGAGTGTCCACAACTTCTTGGCGGGAGGGGTGGGCACTCTTTTACTCTACATCGGAATCTCCGTACATTTTCTCTTGCAAATACGCAAGCATTACTCTGAGCTGCATAATTTGTTCCTTTGACATCTGATCGAGAGGCGGGAAACTGTCATCCTCTCCATTGCTTGCTCTCTGAATATCCTCGTTTGCAAGAGTAACGATATATTCTTTCAGGGTTATCCCAAGACTTGCAGCCCGTGCCCTGATCTTCCGGAATGTTTCCTCGTCAACCCGAATGGCAATGCTTCTTTCAGCCATACTAACACCTCCTTTCTGCATGCATTATAGCATGCATTTCTTTTGCTGTCAAGCATTATTTTAGAATGGCCTTCTCATGATCTCAACAATACCCCCATTCAGCGTTCGCACCATGTTCATTGCCATGGTTAGGCTGTCTGCGGCATCATCGTGAGCGTTTTTCTTGAACATCGTGTAAGAAAACACATTCTGCATAAACAGGGAATAGGGCTTGTCACGCTTGCCGCTCTCCCGGAAAATCATGTTTTCCCGGATTTCTGGGGCTTTGTCGAAGATACGCTGAAACTTCGCCTTGTCTGTGGGCGCTGCTTTTGTGGTGATGTTCAGATGGTATCCCCTTGTTTTCAAAAGCTCCTCCACGCCCTCCTTGTACGCCATAGTAGCCTTTGTAGCTTCAAACTGAGCCGCCTGCACGTTGTTCCGCATAATGGCATTCGCAAGGAGCGGCTGGGTCACACGCTTGTCCCCATCATCATAGACGACCTCATGCACATAGATATCTGTTCCGTACTGGTAGCACACCGGGGCAGCTACAAAATCACCGCCACCAAAAGCCGGGTCAACGGCCATGAATATCCTGTCTGGTTCCTCTTCGGGCAGAACGCCGTTGTAGTACCGGAAATCTCCGGGGCTGAACAAAGCTCCGTCCCTTTCAATAGGGCGACCCATATATTGAGCAGTCCACGATGCCATGTCGTTGTTCCGCTCGAAGGAAGCCCGCCGCTGCCTGTAGTAATCAGTGCTGAATCCAACGCCGTAATCGTAATAGAATTGGCTCTCGTCGTTCTCGTCTAGAGCTGGCAGATTCATGATCTCAAATCGGCGGTCACAAAAGCGCTCGTCATTTTTCAGCAACTCCATACGGATGCCCGCCGGGTCAATCATAGACCACCGTGTGCCGCACCACAGTATTTTCGCCTTTTCCTTTGCACGGGGAAGCAGATTATTGTCTACTTTCGTCCATGCCGACATAAGCCGATCTTTGTTTAGCGCTTCCTCGATGCCGCCGATCAGATCATCCGAAATCTCAAATCCATTGCAGTCACAGGCTCCGTTTAGGGTTCCGTACAGCGACCGGCAGGTCAGGGAAGGGTATCTCTTTTTCCGGTCAATATTCAGCGTTTCGTCTTTGGCATTGGTTTCCACCAGCTTTGCCTCCGGGAACACGTCTCGCCACAGATAGGTGGTAGGGTCTTGCAGTATTTCCAAAACGCCCCGGTAGAACGCTGCCGTGATGACATCCGAATAGGCAGAATACAGGTTGGAAGCCTCGCTGTTGCGCCCAATGAGCCACGTCACAAAGAACATGAGGATTGTGGTCTTGCCCACTCGTGGCGGCATAGAAATGAACAACTCGTCCAATTTATCATCTGCCAGTTTTTGCAGATTTTCCACCACACGTCCCATGATCCGCTTCCGGGGTTGGTAGAATCGCTCCTTGGCTTTTCGGTCAATTTCCAAATAGGTGAGATAGCTGTCAAAGTCATATGGAGCCTCAAACAATAGCCCCCGCCGCCAAAGGCTGTAGAATCCCTCCACCTGAGACGTAGGAGCTTTACCCATTATTTCGGCGCACAGGTATTTCAGATGCTTATTCGCCCGATGCGCCGCCGTGAAATCAGTCTCAGCCCATGCCTGACACAGGGAAAACAGGTCTTCATATGCCCCGATATCACCCGGTCTGTTCTCGATAGCCGCCAGAATGGAGGTTGACAATTTCCCATAATCCATACTCTTACCTCACAGAGCGTCTGCCTGTTCAAAGGCTTTCAGCAGCTTCGGGAACTGAATTGCGACCCAGTCCACCATTTCTTCATTTCTGGCCCATGCGGAATCAGGGGTGAAACTGTTCCATTGCAGCCCGCTTTCGTTCAGAAAAGCGTGTACGATTTCGTGCCGCAGCGTGGTTCGCTGCCGATGCTCTATCTTTTCTTCTGGCTCATTTTCCCACTCCTCATGCGTTTTGAGTAGAAGGATATAAATTTCGTGACTATCAGCGGAGCAATACCCGCCGTATTGCATCTTGTCCATATATTCGTCCTGCCCGGCTTCTACAAAACGGGCGGCGTACTCCGTCCCCAGCACCAAAATCTTCTTTGCGTTTGTGTTCATAATACCCTCCGTGTGTCAGACCATTTTCGTGAAGCCACGAAAATGATAAAATTAATCAAAAATGATAAAATTAAGGGCTGCCCGTGCGTATCTCAGCACAAGCAGCCCTTCGGCTTTCCTCCTGCCCTTGCAGGAGGTTTATTACTTTTTATGCTTCATGATCTCTATCAGCACGAATATGGGGAACAGCAGGATTAAGAGAAACTCCATTTACTTTTTCACATCCTTGCATACTCCTGAATACCCGCAGTCAGAGCAAGTGATGGCCGTCTGATATGTCTGCGGAACTAAACCGTTTACGATTGCACCGATAACCAGCCCGAGTAAAGCTCCAACAGCCAAGCCGATAACCCCTAAAAACATCAACCCAAACCCGCCGAATGTCATCACAAGTGGCACTGTCAGCTTTGGCTTATACTCTTTCGGTGTTGCCGTGACATTCGCGGAATTGCACTTAGGGCATCTGCACGTAGCGCGTTCTGTTTCTTCCTCCACTTTTTCGCCACACTGCCCGCAGTATTTTGCGTCATCTGGTAATGCACTTCCGCATTTCTTACAGAGTTTCCCCACTTTGTCAATGTCTCCTTCCTTTACGGCCTCTTGCGCCTTTCCCGTCGTAGCCCTTCAAGATTTCTGCAATGACGAATACCGGAAACAGAATGATTAAAACTGCCCACATATATTAGCCCTCATCATTTCAGCTCGCAGTCATACAGCGTAACCAAAATGGCAATATTTTCTTTTGGTAATTCAACTCCGGGTTCATCAGCCATATCGGTGAGGCTCAAGAACTTCCCTGTAACCTTAACCACGTCTAGAGGTTTGTACCTCTCTGCTTCGGCGATAAATTCGTCTTTCATTTGGCAGTGATATACAACTGTACGGTCTCCGTTCCGCAGGACCTGAACAATAAGTGTATTTCCGTTCTCCAAGGTTGACGCAGCAGTTTGACCAACAATAGAAACCTCGTCACCTTGTTTCAACGCATAAACATCAACATCTGTGGCAACTGTCGGCGCGTCGCCTTTCCCTCCACACGACGTTAATGTCACGAGAAATACGATAATGACGCTAATGCACAATAGTTTTTTCATGATTATTCCTCCTTTTGGTCAATCACGATCTGATCTGATCTTCTGGCACCGGGCTTACGCTCCTGAATGACGATTTCATAGCCTAGAACGTCTAGCATTTCGACTGCTTTGTCAAAGGTCATGTTGGGGTTTGTTAGTCTAGCGCTTATGTCATTCCCCCGTTGTTTTCCAATCGCTTTTGCCATAGTGAGCAGAGACACGCTTTTCTCCTTCATTACCTGACGAATCGCTTTGCTTATCTGCATCTGGAACACCTCCTGTGTGCCTTTAATATACACTAGATATATTTGATTGTCAATAGGATTGCCAAAATAAAATTGGTGATGTGACGACCGGAGGGAGCTTTTATATAGTTGGTTCTTGCCTTTTTGTTTTTCGCGCGATTTTTGAAATGTTGATTTTGTGCAGCATAAAAAATAAGAGAACCCCCGCAAAGGATGGCTCTCATTAAGTTGACATTATTCGACAATCTGTGTATAATAAATTCCGTGGAACCCACCGTCCGCGTCGAGTTTCCTGGCTTGCCATAGCCTATCTCCTTTGTAGACGGTGTACGGTTAAAAAGACGGTTGCCTGTCATCCCGCGAGTGCGGAATGGAGGCGTGTGTATAGCCCTCGCGGGAAATTTATTTCTCATGGAGGTGACCATACATAACTCTTCAAGATGTTTTCTGGATTGTGTCTATCTGCTGGATTCTCGTCCAAGCGTGGGACAAGTTCCATAACAGAAAGAAGTGAGCCGTCTGTTCACAGCAGAACGGCTCACGGTTGTTTGAGCGCTAAGCTCTCGACCTACTAACTTGTATGCTCGTGGCAACCGTCTGGGTTCCCACCGCAGGGGACATCTGTTACCAGCAGGTGTTCCCTGTGTTATTATTATAGACCTTTACAGAAGCGTTGTCAAATAATTTTTTAATAACTTTTTTAGATTTTTCCCACATTCCCAATCTTTCAAGACTTCCGTTTGGAGGTCTTTTTTCTTTTTCGGGATTTTTCGAGAAGGGAAGGAAGCCTTTTTGGCTGAAATCTATTTGGGGGGCTTACCGCGCGGAAATGCCCGGGCGCATATCCCCCGCCCCCGGTGCTATCCAGCAGCAGCCGGAACCGCTGGACGGTGCCGGACGGCACAAAATCCATGGAATGCAAGCTGTCCACGCTATGCAAACACATTTTGACCGTATCGACATGAACGGTAAAGTGAACGCAACAAAATAAATATTTGGTTGCGTTAAAGCCTATAAATACACATATCAAAATACGATATTTATTGAAAATGTTCTGTTTTCTCCGCGTTTTGCGGTATTTTTATGTCCTTGTATCATGGACTATGCGTATGTTCTTATACTATAGACATTTCTTTCATTATGTGCGCGTATAAAACACTGCAAAATTCAAACTATGTCGCCATAACTACACTAAAAATAATTTTTGATTTCCTATTGACAACTTGAAATAATTAGTGTATAATACTCACGTAAACAAAAAAGCGCCCCCGCAATCCTACCAAGACCAACGGGAGCGCACCACACAAGGAGGCACCGCTATTATAGCACGGCCTCCACCGAAAAATCAAGGAGGAAATAAAAATGGCAATCTATGATAAAATCACCGCCGAGCTGGAAGCCCGGAAGGATCGCAGCGCATGGGATAAGGGCGTCAATGCCTACGCCCTGGAGCTGGTAGAAGAACTGAAAGAACGGGCAGAATATGAAGGCCGGAACCCTGAATCTGAGAAAGAGTGCCGGGAATGGATGTTGAACGGGGCGCAGGACTGGGAGCAATACAGCTGGGGCGGTTCCGCCCTGATCTATAACAGCGACATTGCGGAGCGTCTTTGCTGCCCGTCCGAGCTCAAGAAGACCCGCAACGGCGAGCGCAGACCGAATAGCCGGGAAGAATGGCTAGACGTGCAAGCAAGAGCCTTGTATCAGGCCTCAAGCCGTGTTGTCAATGCATACCGGGCGGAGGTGCAGCCCAAATGAAAAAATACACGTTGAAAGCGCTCCGGGATCTTGTGCGGCTCGGAGTGGCCGAGGACTACACCAACAAGCCCGCCGAGAACCTTTACACGCTCCGCAGGCTTGAAAAAGTGGGCTATTCCTCCGGGGTTTACGGCATTAACGGCGGATTGGTCGAAGACACCGAAACCGGGCAGTTATACGCCATTATCGGGCGTTGTTCCAATTTGTTTATCTTGTTTTAAGGGGGTGTAGCCGTGGCACTGCTTGCAATTCTGTTTTTCCCGCTGCTGGTGCTGGCAGAACTGCTAAAAATCAGCAAATAATCTTCAAGCCGTCCGGGCATTGTCCGGGCGGTTTTCTCTTTGCCCTGCCAACGTGTCGGGGCTTTTCTCTTACTATATTCTGTAAGGCTCTCAGCGGCTTTCTAAGCGGCTTTTATTCTGGCAATATAAATTAACGTTAAACATCGTTTCCGCCTTAAATTGAGCGCGCACGTGCTCCACGCAATGCCGTGCGGCATTTTATGCAGCGTTTTGGGCGCTCAGCGCCCGCCATTGCCCCTATTCCCGCGCCGGATATGCCAGGATGCCCCCGCAGCTTTTCGCCCGTCTGGGCGCTTTCTGTGCCCTCCGGCGTTCTGCCCGCTGCGGCGGGGCAGGGGCGACACCCCACGATCCGCCAGAGGCAGCCCCGATTCCGGCCAGATTCCCCGCCATGTTTTTGCGTCAGGGCTGAAAACCCCCGCAAGGCTCCCAGCCCGTGAGCCATAGTCGCAAAGTCGCAGCCGAAAATTCCCGTTTCATAGTCGCAGAAAGTCGCCCCGAAAGTCGCAAGACCTCCGGGGCGTTTTCATAGTCGCTATAGTCGCTGGGTCAAAGTCGCTGGCATAGTTGTTGATAGTCGCTCAGTCTCCGTTCTCTGCGTCAATGATAGTCGCACCGCTCCCGCGAACATCTTCCAGATACTTCTGCCGCAGCTTCTCCGGGTCTGCCCGCTCTCCAAGCGGATTATCCGGCTTTAAGACAACTTCCTGCTGGTCTGTGTAGTTCATATTGTTTTTCATCAAAAAAATTCCGGCAACGGGGTTAATCTTGCCATTTTGCATGAAATCCTCCATCTGCGCGTTGATTAAATCCCGTGCTCTTTTAATGGTGTCGCGCACAGAGTCGCTCAGTGTCCTGCTTCTAGGCTGATTATTGCACCATCTCCACATAGTCATTCTATCCACACCGAAAGCTAAAGCGAATCCTGCAAAGGTAGGTTTCATATCATTCTTAGCACAAAGGTCAAAATAATCGAAACATCTTTTCTCTACAGCTTCCAGATCATTCATATCCGGTGTTTTCCATTTCATGATAGTCATGGAATGGTTAATGTACTTGGTATTATCTCCTGGTTCCAGATCAGGAACTTGATAAGGCTTCTTTTTGAGTTTATTGCTTTCCGCCAAAGTCGTTGTCCTCCTTTACTTTCTAAGTAGATTTAATATATACTTTATCATAACACATACACACTACAAGATATAATACCTATATATATTATATATTATATCTTGTTAATAAGAAGCAGCTCATTCTTTGACTTCCGCTGGAAACTCGACTGTGATTTTAACCACGTTCCCACCGTAGAACGAGACTGATTTGGTCGTTCCTATGAGTTCTTTTGCCGCAGCTCCGTCATCGCTCTTGGTAGTAAACGCAAATATGCGATCTTTCCCAATTAAGCCCAAAAATTCATTAGCGTTTATGCGTACACCCTCACGGAACTTTATACTGAAAGAATATACTCT